CCTCGGCGTATAGGCCGCCGGTCGGCCCGATCAGCGAGGTGACCGGCTCACGCCCGTAGAGGGCGGCACCAGCAGCCTGTAGCACCGGGTCGGCCGCCATCAGCAGCCCGGAGCGGCGGGCCACGTTTTCCCACCACCAGCCGTCGGTGCGCCGCGCGATATCCTCGTCGTCGGTCCCGTCGAGCTTGTCCTTGATCCCGATGGTCAGGAGCGAGGCCATCATCAGCGCCCCGGTGCCGATGATCGTGGGCGCCAGGTATGCCGCACGGTCGGCCAGCCCCTTCAGCCCGCTGCCGGTGCCCTCGCCGGTGATCGCCTGCTTGGCGAGCTTGACGTTGGCGATGGTCATATTCCTGGCAAACGCCCACGCGAAGGAGTTGAGATTGAATATCAACGACCCCGTCGTCGTGCTGGCCCACCTGGGCTTACTGCCCGCATCGGGCGTCTGGATGATCTGGGTCACGAAGCGATACAGCGCCGTCTGGGCCATCTGCCCGAGCGGACTGGCGTAGTCGGCCGCCGTGGGCTGCTTGTTGTTGGCGCCAGTGTTGTCGCGCCGCATGCGCTGCCATTCCTTGGCGAACGCTTTTGCCTGGTCCGCCGGAATGCCCAGCTCGCCCAGCATCGACGTGCCCCGCTCCGCACTCATGAGCGCCGCACCCGTGGTCAGCGCCGTGGCCGCCCGATCCAGCATCCGCATGCCGGACTGGGCGACGGAGATGTATTGGCCGTTGGTGATCTGCTCCAGTCCGACCGAGCGATAGAAGCGACCCTCCTTCCTGGCGATCTCCACCTTGGTGCCGTCGGCCGCCCCGAAGCGGCCGGCGTTGGCGGAAGCGAGCACGTCGCCGGCGAGCAGCCCGAGTTCCTCCGCTGCCCGACGCCGCTCCGAAGGCTCCAGGTGCGCGATCTCCCGCGCCGCCTCCACCATCGAGCCCAGCACCGAGCGCACGCCTTCATCGATCCGGCCAGTGCGGCCGGTGACGGCAGTGGCTTCCAGCAGGCTGGTGAGGGTCACGTTGCCCAGCACCGAGAACCCCGTCAGCGCCCGCGCCCAGCTCACCGCGTTCTGCATGTCGCGGGCGCCGGCGCTGGGCTTCACACCCGTGATCATCTCCGCGTAGTCGGCGGCGAAATTGGCCAGCCAGGAATCGTTGTTCCCCTTCTCCTGCTGGAGCGGGGCGATCACCTCTTTCTGCCAGTTGCTCCAGCCGTCGCCCCAGCGGCGCGCGATCTCGGAGCGACGGATGATCTGGTCGCGGTAGACCAGCAGCATGTGCTCCATGTCATTGACGTAGAACCCGGCGTCCTGGAACGCCTTCTCGGCCTGCTTGTCGAAGGTCCGCGCCTTCACCGATGCCGGCGCACCGGCAAAGGCGCCCGAGTGACCAGGGATGCCGAAGCCACCCTTATGCACGTTGTTCAGCAGCTCCTGGGCATACATCTCGGCGTCGGCTTTCGGCACGCCCTGGCGCCGGTAGGCGGCCGTGGCGATGTCCAGGAACGTCTTGTGGTCGTTGGCGATGGGGTCGGGGTTGAACATGCGGGGGAGGTAGCCGGGTCCGACATCCCCGATCTTGACCCCGGCATCGACGGCATACTGGCGCAGATCCTTCAGCATCTTCGCCACGTCGGTCGCCAGCTCGCCCAGCGCCCCGCGCCTGGCACCCGGATTCCGCACCAGTTTAGCCAACTGCTCCTCGACCCGTAGCCGCCGCTCCCGCTTGCTTTCATCCGGCAGGCGCGGCGCGCTGTTCACCAGCTCGGTGAGGCGCTTGCTGATCTCGGTGACCTGTTTCCCGACCTCGTTGCGCTTGATCCGGAACGCCTCGTTGAAGGCGCGGGAAACGCCTTGGCCGCCAAACATGCCGCGCGAGGGCGCGTCCAGGTCGTTGGCCAACTTCAGGATAGTGGCGCTGTCACGGGCACGGGCGACGGCACGCAGCGCGCCACCGGCCGAGCGGATGCCCACGCCGACGGTCTGCTCCATCGCCTGCAATCCCTTGGCGGCGACGTGCGCCGGCCCCTTGGCCGCGCCCTTGATCATGCTGCCGAGCGTGGTCCCCAGCGCCGTCATGGACTCGCCAAACGGGGTCCAGTCGCCCACGGCACCACGCAGCATCTTGCCGACATGCCCGAGCCCCTTGGCCATATCGCCCCAAAGCTTGGGGTCGAACAGCATGCCGGGGAAGCTGTAGAACGTGGCGCCGCCCTGCTTCGATAGCCGCTCCGCGGTCTGTTCCGCATTCTGCGCGCTGCCGAATTTGTAGTTCGTCTCCTGGCCACGCGCGGTGCGGGTCGTCGCCTCGATCTGCATCTTGTCGGGGATCGGGTTGCCGTCGTCCACCATCTCCCCGGCAATGCGTTCCCCGCTGTTGTAGGCGTGGGTCAGGTCATCCTTGAATTGGGTGCTGATGGCATGATCGCCGGCACGGGCGTTGCCGTCGCCCCGCATGGCGGCCACGGCTGCGGCGACGACCTGGCGCACGGCTTCGATGCGCGCGGCATTGGCTTCCTTGACCCCGCCAGCCGCGTCGAAGGCGGCAACACCGGCATAGGCTGCGCGCATCAGGAAGGGCCGCAGCGCCGCCGGTGCCCGCTTGATAGCGGCCGACAATGCCGGGTTATCGACGGCGATACGGGCTTCGAAATCACTCATCCACTGGCCAGTGGGGCTATCGCGCGCGGCAGTGCGGATCGCCTCCACCGACGTGGCCTGGGCCGCCTTGCCCTGTGCAGCCTGCTCACGCTTGCTGGGCGGCGGTGCCCCCGCTTCCGGGGCCGCCGATGTCGGCTCTACGGGAGCGGCTTCTGGCGCCGCCTGTGCCTGCGCCTGCGATGCAGTCGGGCCACCGGGCGCTCCACCAGACCCGCCCGGTGAAGCGCCCGGCCCGGTCCCAGACCCACTGGGAGCAGTAGGTCCGGTCGGTCCCCCAGTTCCGGTCGGTGACGGACCCGAAGTGGGGGGAGATGGGGGTGCCGCTCTGCCCGGCCCCCCTATTTGTGGCGGCGAACCCGGCGGCGTAGGTCCGCCACCAGTGCCGCCGCCGGTATCGGCTTCCGGCCCGGTATCCGTTCCCGGTGACGCGCTCGGCTCTTCAGACAAGCCGGTTTCCTGGACGGAGAAGGTGCCGTTGGTGGTCGGGTGATTGGCGATCTGGAAGATTTGCCGGGTGCTCTCCTTGTGCCCGACGTTCAAGATCCACTTCGCAGCCTGGAGCTGGGTGCCGAAGATTATCGGCCCGCCGCCAGTGGACACGACGTGCCCGTCGGCATCGACCGGGAAGGCGCCGTCCACGGCACGGGCTTCATTGGTTGACCGCTCGCCCTTCTTGCCCTTGGGTTTGGGCTGTTCCTCGGACTGGCCGCGTTCCCGGCGCTGGCGCTGGGCTTCCTCGTCACGCTGCCGCCGCTGCTCCTCGCGGGCGGCGTAATCCCGCATGAACTGCTCTTCGCGGCTCCAGAAGCGGGTGTTCTCCGGGCGCGCGGGCTGCTCCGGAATGGGTGAGCGTCCGGTATCCCGCTCGGCCTGGGCGCCAGGGAACTGCTGGTTCGGATCGGCACCGGTCAGCCGATACGTCTGGGCCGGCAGCCCCTGCACCGTGTCGATCCGCTGCCCGGCTGCCCGGCCAGTAGTGACCTGACCGACCTGGGCGCGCTGCGTCACGTCCTGCGCCTGCCGCGGCTGCTGGGTGTAGGTGCGGGAGTTCAGGTCCGTCTCTTTGATCACGTATGGCTGGCTGCCGGGCTCCACGTCGCCGGTGCGCGGGTCGTAACGCTGCACCAGCACGCGGCCTTGGGCATCGCGGCCCATCACCTTGACCGGGTATTCGACCCCATCCTGGACGTGGGTGAACACCTGATCCCGCTGCGGCCCGGCACCGGCACCGGCGGCCTGGGTATCCATCCCCGCCCGAGTAGCGGGCTGGTCAGCCCGCATCCGGGCGCGCAGCTCCAGCGCCGCCGATGCCTGGTCCGGGTGCCCTTCAGTGTCGGCAATGTCGTTCAGCTGCGTCTCATCCAGGGTCCGCAACCGCTGCCGCTGGGCCAGGGCGAACGCTTGATCGGCCTTGGTCCGGTCGGCCGCCTGCATCGTCTCGGCCTGCTGCACCATCTCCTGCTGGCCGGCAGAGCGCGCCTGGCCTTCCGCCGTGCCGGTCATCGGCCGCCCGATGCCGAGCCGGTCGGCACGGGTTTGGGCCAGCCGCTCCCGCTGCGTCTCCAGCTGGGTGCGGCTTGCCGGGTCCAGGTTGGTGCCGCTCAGCAGCTTGTCGATGCGCCCGATCTGGGCGTCGATGGCGCTTGTATCGGCCTGCGGCTCCTGCCCCCGCGCTGCCTGCTCCCGATCCGCCTGCCGGGTCTGCTGCTGGGCGGCGGCGACCTCCTCCGCGGTCATAGGCTGGGCTTGTGGCTGGGTCGGCACCAGTGCGGTCCCGGCGCCCCCGCCGCGCAGCAAAGCGCCTTCAGCGAGCCCCGGTGAGCCGCCTACGGGGGTGCCGCGATTAACCGGCGCCTGATCGCCCGGTGCCGCCAAAGACCGGTCAGGCAGCGCGATCACGGGCGGCAGTGGCGGCAGCTCGGCCGGCATGGTGCCGGATATCTCGGCCCGCTGGGCACGCTGCTCGGCTTCGTAGAGCATGGCCGCCCGAATGGCGTCCGCTTCCGGCATGCCGGGCGTGATCCCGGCATCCCGGCGCTGCGCCTCGGTCATGGTGGAGGGGTCAACCCCGGCATTCTGGCGCTGCTGCACCGCCGCCAGCTCGTCCTGGGCAGTCCGGTCGATCACCTTGCCGGCGGCGGCAGTGGGGTCCGCCGCCCCGGTGAAGTTGGCCGCCATCTGGTCCCGCGCCGACTGCATGCGGGTGGCGGCGGCTTCGTTCCCCGCCTGTCGGGCACGGTCGATGGCGGTATCCAGCGCGTTGAGCCCGGCTTGAACGGCGTCCAGGTCGCCCGGTGCCGCCGGCTGCCCGGCCTTGCGGCGTTCGGACGCGGCGTTCAGCCGCTCGGAAATCTGGTGGTGGCCCATCGTCGCCACTTCCGCCGGTGCGCCACCAAACTCGCCGATGACTTCAAGGAGCGCGTCACCCCACTTGACCTGACCCGTTGACGCCAGTTCGCCAAGCGCCTCACCAGCGCCGCCCATGACGCCCTGCGACAGCGCCTGCGGCACAATGTTGGCGACTTCGCGCGTGACCGCGCCCTTGACCAGCTGCTTGGGTATGAGGTTGGCCCCAGCCGTGCCGCCGGACAGGGCGTCGAACCCACCGACGATCAGGCCACGGATGGCGCCCCGCTGCCGGGCCGCGGCCATCAGCTCGGGGTCTTGCATCAGCATCGCCGCCGTCTCAGGCGTCAGCGGGATATTCTTGGCCTTTGCCGCGTCCTGGAGGGCATCGACGATGGCATTGCCCCACTCGGCCGCGCCGGAGGTGAGCCCCATCGTGGCGGCACCCAGTGCCGGGTTGCGGGTAACCGCCCCGACGCCCAATCCCGCCAGCATCTGCGGGAAGCTGCCCACGGTGGTGCTGGCAATGGCGTCTATCGGGTGTTCCTTGAACGCGGTCCAGGCGGCCATGAAGTCACGGTCATTGCCGGCCTTGGCGATATCCCCCACGACCGCGGGCGCCGGGTTGGCGGTAATCGTCGCCTGGTGCCGGACGAGGTCGCCCGCGACATCCTGGTAGCCGGCCTGGATCGCCTGCTGCGTCTCCGGCGCCGCCTTGGTTGGGTCAGCTAGGTCGGGCAGGATCGGCACCTTTGGCCCGCCCGGGTAGGCTTCCACCAGCCCCTGGTTCTGTTCCAGGGTTTGCAGCGCGGACGCGCGGGTGCCGGCCCAGTTTTGCTGGAGCTGGGCTACGCCGCGATGCCAATCCTGCGCCAGCCCGCTGAAGAAGCCGTCCGCACGCTGCGGCGTGGCCGGGGTCAGATCCTCGGTGAAGCCTGCCGGCGGGGGCGGAATCTCATCGGTAAACCCCGCCGGTGGCGGCGGGATTTCCTCGGTGAACCCGTCCGGCGGGGGCGGAATGCCGCTGAGACTGTCGCCCATTATTCAGGCACCCACGCCGTGCCGTTCCATATCACCGTCTTACCGGTCGCCGGGTTCCGCATGCGCTTGACGGGGGCACCAGTAGTCGTTGGCGCCGTTGTCGGCGCCGGGGCCGCCGCCGGCGGTGCGTTCAGCTTGAAGCTTTTCGTGCTCCCATACAGCGTGCCCGGCACATCGGATGTAGCGAAGCCCAGATCCTGCTTGGCGCGGGCAACGGCTTCCGCCACCGATTTCACGGTGTTGGACGACAACAGCTCACTGGCGCGGTTGTATAGATGTTCATGCGCGGCTCGCTGGTCGGCATTCATCTTCCCGATCAGGAACGGCGAGGCCACGTCCTTGCCCGCCGGCACGGGCTGCCCGATGGCGGGCAGGAGCTGCTCGGCCAGCAGCTGCTTCAGCGATGCGTCCTGCCTGGTATCGAGCGGCTTGGGCGTCGTGTTGCTTGCCCGCCCGGCCGCCGCCGCCGCGATCTCCTCCATCTTCGCCAGATGCCGCGCGTCGATCTGCGCCAGCGCCGACGCATCCTGTGCGCCTTGCCGCTCCTGTAGCCACTCCAGCTTGGCGTTGGACATCCGCTCCTGGACATCCAGCGCCACGCCTTTCTGGGCGATCACGTCATCCGCGATCTTCAGCTTGGCGGCGACGGACTGATCCGCGATCCGGTTGCGCGTGGCATTGGACATGGTCGCGATATCGCGCCGCGCGTCGGCACTGATGGTCTGCGCCTGGACGGTGCCGCTCGCGGCCCCATGCTCCCGGTCGATGGAGTCGAGCTTCGCACTGGCCTCGGCCGTGAGCTGCTGCTTCTGCTCGTCGGTCAGACCCGGCTGAGCCAGCGAGGCTTCCAGCTGGTCGGTGACCAACTTCGCACGCAAGCCGGTGATGCTGTTCCCGCCCTTCGCCATCAGGGCGGCGGCGCGGGTTTTAGCGGCTTCGATAGCACCCTTCGTCCGGATTTCCGCTGCCGCGACCGTAGGCGACTGCAACGCCTGCGCTCCAGCAGCCTGCCGCTGTTCTGGCGACATGGCCGCGACGGCTTCCGTCATCAGCGGCTCAATAGTCGTGGCGCGCACCTGTTCCGTCGTCGTCGGCGGCCCACGCAACTGGGTCGGCGATTTCACCGTGCCATCCGGATTCAGGAAGAACCCGGTGCTGTCGAAGCGGGTGGCGCCGCCAGCGACGGTAGCGTCACTCGGCAGCATGAACGGACCACGGGGACCGGCCACGCTCGTTTCCGTGCTGCCCTCCAGCACCGGTATCTGGGGCGCCGGGATGCCGAAGCGCGGCTGGTCGGCCACCGGGATAATGTCGCCCGGCCGGCCGGGGTGCCGCAGGGATTCGGCCTCGCGCTGGGCCGCGGCGATCCTGGCCGCGCCCACGGCCGCGGCGACATGCGCGCCGGCAGTGGTGGCATTGCGTGCCGTGTCGGCCGTTTCGTGCTCGCGGGCGCCCATTCCGGTGGCCCGGTAGTCGCCGCCGGCGCCCTGGAAAAACGCCGCCGAGCGCGGATCGGTGGGGCCGTATTCCGGTATCGCCAGCGCCCGGTTCAGGTTGCCGAATTGCGCCAGACGCGCCGGATCGCCGCGCATCATGAAGCTGGCCATCCGAGTGCGCCCCTCGGCCGTGTCGAAGAAGTGCGCGTTGGCCGGATCGGCCAGGAAGTTGGACGCCGCCAGATCGCCTTCAGTTTGCTGCCGGCGCTGGAGCCCCAGCTCGATATTGGCCGACGCGGAACCCAGGTTCGCCAGATCCTTGTAGGGATCGTCGGCCGCGATGGCGCGGCTCAGCGTGCTGGCTGCGGAGGCGATGCCGGGATCGGTGAAAAGGGCGGATGCCATGTGACCTCCGTCAGCCGGTGTAAGGTGTTGCGGGCTGAGCGGCGCCGCTGCCCGACAACAAGCGGGAGTTCAGCTGTTCAGCCAGCTTGGTGGTGTTGGAAGTCTCGCCGGTGATGAAGTTTTTCACGCTGTTGGGATTGGCCGCCAGGTAGTTGCCGACCAGGATGCCGCCCTGCCCGAGCGAGGTATCAGCGGTATCCAGCACGGGCTTCTGGGCGGTTTCCGACCCATAGACGCCCAGGCTGCCCTTGGACATGGAACTCAGCGCGTCGAAGGCGGAAGCCGACAGGCTCCGCATGCGCTTCTCCTCTTGGCCCACGTCGCCATAGGCATCCAGGCGCGCGTTGGCGGCCAGGCGCTGCCGCGCCTCGCCCAGCCCCTTGGCTACGTCACCCGTCACGATGCCGCCGGTGATGGCGCCGGGGTTGGTGTAGATTTGCGGCACGTCGCTCTCGCCTACCGTGGTCGGCACCGTCCCGGCCTGGGCAAGGCGGGCGGCCTCGGCATCGGCCTGGGTCTTGGCGTTGCCCGCGGCGCTGACGGCGTCCAGGTTCACGGCCGCCACTTCGCCGCGCTTCTGCCTGATCTCATCCTGGCGCGCGAGCTCGGCAGTGCGCTCCTGGGTCCGCTGCTGGTTGGCGGCCTCGATGGCGTCGTTGTTCTGGCTGGCCACCTGTTGCTGCTGATACATCGTCGCTGCCGTGCCGGCGGCGGCGACAGCCAGGCCAGCCAACCCTACACTGCACATCTCAACCTACCCGAGCAGCCGCATTCGGGCTGCTGACCGTCAGCAAGGCGTTCTTGAAAGCGTCCGACGCCGACCTCTCGACTGGGGTCGAACCCGGCTCGATCAGGCTGTTATCGGGCGTGAAGCCGGGCGTGAACGTCGCCCCCGGATTCTTCTGCAAATCGGTGTTGTAGGCGTTGATGGATTCTATGGCCAAAGCCTCGGCCTTGTCGGGATCTTCAAGCGCCCGCGCCCGCGTGATCGCATCTACTAGAGATGCATTGCGGCGCGTGTCGTAGTCGGTCAGGCGCGTATCGCGGGTCGTCGGTATCTTCTGGGCTTCACCAGCTTTCTGGGTATCGAGCCCGGTCAGCCGCGCCGTCGCCAGCGGCGTGGCGATGTAGCCGCTGTCCCTGAGCGCCTGGAGCAAACCCTCCCTGGTCGTGCCATAGGCGGTATCGAGGATGCCGCGGGCGTCGGCGTCGAACTGGTCGGCCACTCCCTTGCGCCAGACGGCGCCGAGCGAGGCATCGTATTTCGCCCGCACCCGCGCCTCGGAATCGTCCTGAAGCTTCTTGTGTCGCGCGGCTTCCTGCGCCGCGAGCTCCTCGGGCGTGGGGCCAGGCGGCGGCAGTGGCGCCTGGGGTGTTGCTGGGGGCGCGTAATAGGGTTGATTGCCCTCGCTCCCGCCGCCCCCGCCACTGATATTACCGCTGGTGTTGCCTGGGCCGCCGCCGTAGTTGGCTTCACCGCCGAAGAAACCGGCTTCGTTCCCGGTGCTCGGGCTACCGGCACGGGACTGCACATCGCTGGCGCGAGCGTCATACATGCTGCCGTAACTGCCATCCGTGCCGCCGTCATCGCTACCCATTCCAGTGGCAGCAGCGCCGCCCGCGCGGTCAGCGACATCGCTGCCCCGCGTGTCGAACCCGTAGCCGCCATTACCGCCGCCATAGTTGGCGCCCCCGCCATCGCCAACACTATCGTTAGTGTTGCCGGCACGGTCGGCCCGGTCACCGCCATTATCGTCATCGAAAGCCGGGACACCTTGCGCCATCATCTGGCTCCCGCCGGCGCCCAGCCCGCCGCCGCGATTCCGCAGGATATAAGCCTCGTCGGGCGTGATGTAGGCCAGCATATGCGGGTCGCCGTTGACGGTGGTGGCCTGGGGCGGACCCGGTTGAGGGCGCGCACCCAGCATTGAGGCAAGCCGCATTGTGCCGCTCATGACTATCCCACCTTGGAGGCTGAGTTCAGGTTGTTCAGCAGCCGCGCCGCACTGGCATCGGCCGTCATCTGCTTATTGCCGCCCTGATATGCCTGCCACCCCAGTGCCGCGCTTTCGAACAGCGGCCCCAGGATGCCGGGCGTCGGCTTGTCGGCCGTCAGGGATTCGGTGCGCGCCAGGGCGTCGTTGGAGGCACGGGTCGGGTCTTCCGTCAGCATCAGGTCACGCTCGGCGCCGGATCGGCTTTCGGCCACCCGGTTCCGCAAATCCTGGGCGGCGCCACCGGCCTTCTCGATGGCCGCGCCCTTCTGTTCGGCAACCTTCTGTTCCAGGTTGGACGCCTGCTCGCCGGCCACCGAGCTGTTCCGCAGCCCGGCCCGCTCCAGCGAGTAGATCAGATCCTTGCGGGCATCGCCGGCCTGCTGCTCGATCTGGGGCTGGGTGGTGGCGAGGTAGGTGTCGCGATACTTGTTGTAGTAGTTGTCGTCAAACCCCTTGAATTTCTCATCGATATTCGCGCGCCCAGCGGTGATCCGGTCCTGCCGCTCCTGTTCCTTGACGCGCGCGACCTCGGCCTCCTGCTTGGCCTGATCCGCCGACGCCTGACCTGGGTTACCGCTATTGAGGCACATTATGCCCTCCACCCCAGGAGCACGAAGTTTTCACGCTCCCGGCCCCACTCAAAAAGCATTGGCGCGACTGTCGCGGCCCCCATGCTGCGGAGCCAGCGGATCGAACTGACGTGGTCCTCATGGCAGAACGCCACCACCAGGTGCGCCCGCGGCGTCAGGCTGGGGATGATGAACCGCATGATGTGCCGGGTCATGGTGAGCACCACCTCGGGCCAGTGGTCGGTGCCGAAGGCATAGGCGCACCAGACGCCGGGCCACATCGGCCGGGCGCCGAAGATCGCCACCGGCGTGTCCCCCTTCTTAGCGACCCACAGGCTGCCAGGTATCTCCATTGCCGACGCCGCCAGCAGCTCGGGATCGTCATCCCAGCGGGTGGCGAACACTTCCAGCCGGTCCCGCTCCCGAAGATTGCGCGTGATGTGCAGCACGTCGGCCAGCTCCGGGCGCACCAGCTCGACCTTGCCGGTCAGCCGATCCGGGCGCCACACCGCTGCCGCCGGCATCGCCATGATCACCTCGGGGGCGGCATGAACGTCCTCGGCCCGCCCGCAAGCGCCCCCGGCGGCCCTGTAGGTGGCAGCCCAGGTGCCAGTCCGGGCGGGCCGCCCATTGGCATAGGGGCCGGACCCGGTCCACCCATCGGTGGGATCGAGCTCATGGCTTGGGTGGCCCCGCCATTCGCTTGCTGCTGAGCCATCATGGTCTGGAAATTCTGCCCCATTTGTTGCAGAGCCGCTGGATCGGCGCACATCAGTCATTCTCCCCTCGCGCGAAATGTAAGAGCAGTGAAGCCAGCGAAGCAGGACCGGCCGCCTGGTGCCGCAGATTGATGCCGAAATGCGTGCCGTAGCCGGTCACGGCGATCCGCTCCATGCCGTAGCTCGGCTTGTCGATAGTGGCGATCAGCTCGCGATTATCCGGGTTGGCCGCGTCCGTCCCCAGCCGCGCCGCCCAGGCGCCGTAGCAGACGATGTCGAACCCCTCCAGGTTCTTGAACGTCGAGGGGTCGCCGGCATCCAACATCGGCAGCGTCACTTCGCACAAATAGTCGCTGCCGTAGGCTCCGGCGCTGTTGTCGTAGGTGTAAAGGACATCGCCCGAACGCAGGACCGCCACGTCGCCCAGCGTCTCCAGGTCGGTGAACGCCACGTTCGACAGCAGCCGGGTCCAGGCGCTGACCTTGGAGCCAGGGAAGAAGGTGAAGACGTAAATCTGCTTCTCGATGGAGAGCCAGTAGCGCCCGCTGTCCGGCTCGATCATCGAGCGCGCGTTCTGCGTCTCGTTGGGGAATTGCTCCCGCAGCTGGTGCAGCAGCAGGTCGATGGGCGTGCCGATATCGGAGGTGATGGCGTTGTTGGAACTGTCGCGGGCGCGAAGGGAACGCAGCCCGGTGTCGGACAGGAAGAACACGTCGCTGTCGCCAAAGGACATGACGCTGCGGGGCGCCAGCGCCCCGATATTCGACAGCACCTGGAGGAGCTGGAGCTTGGTGGGGTCGGGATCTACCCGCCAAATCTGGATCGTGTCGCGCATGAAGACGGCGAGGTTGCCCTGGTAGACCGCCAGCCCGACGATGTCCTCGCCCGTGCCTGATTGGTTGGACAGCTCCACGATAGCGGCACCTGGCCTCCCGGTATCGCCCGGTGTCCAGAAATCTGGATGCCCCAGGGCCGACAAGAACAAAAGGCGCCCGAATCCGGCGTACATCCGGTTTCCCAAGGTGAGCACCGGGGAGCCCCGGTTCGTCGCACTCGCCCGTGGATTGGGACTCAGATAATTAACCGGGCCGTTCCTCGCGTTCAGGCCGGTCGGCTCCACCCAGCTCGTCACCAGCACGCCGTCGTAGAAGTGGTAGGTTTTGCCGTCGCTGGAGTGGATGACGGCGTAGATGCGGCCGTTGAAGAGATCGTAATCCTCCAGGCTGACGACGACGCCGGCAGGCGGCGTCAACTGCTGGTAGAGCACGCCGCCGCCCACGCCCGGGTTAGCGCCAGTGCCGAAGACGTAGACGTTGGTCGCCGTGGTAGCCAGGCCGACGGTGCCGGCCGGCAGGGTGACGGTGGCCGCGAAGGCGCGGCGCTTCTCGATCTCGTTGCCGCGGGTGAGCACGACGTTGTCGCCCACCCAGAGCGCGCCGGCCTGGAGCGTGACGATGGATTTTCGGCGATCCAATCCGCCCCTGAAATCGAGAACCTGAACGTACGGCATCGGCTACCCGTTGGCGACGATGTAGTCGATGCCAGGGCGCCCGGTGGCGTAGGGCGAGGCACCGCCGCCCATCACGAACGGCGTGCGCTTCTTGGCGCCCTGTAGCCCCTTCAGGCGCCGCATCAAGGCTTGGGCTATGGCGAGCTTGGCCTCGCCGTCCTTGCGGTTCCTGGCCGTCAGGATCTCGGTGGCGGCGAACAGCACGATGACCTGGGCGTCCAGGGTGCAGGTGTCGGCGTCGGCAACCAGCGGCTTCAGCGCCCCCGTGCCCTTGAACCGCAGCACGGTGTTCTGGTTGGGGATCGGCCACACCTCATAGCCGTTGTTCTCGGGCCGGTGGCTCCACGCCTGGGCCGGCGATGCCTGCTGGCCGCTATCGCTGTCGTAGATGTTCATGTGGTCAGGCGTGATGCCGTAGCTCAGCTCCCGCCACACGCCATTCTGCTGCGACCAGACATGGACGGTGCGCTCGAAATCGATGCCCGTCGGGTATTGCTGGAAGCGGGTGCCGGCGGGGAGCGGATCGTCCAGGTAAATCTGGAGGAACGGCCACTCCACGTCATACCAGAGCGTTTCCTGCACCCGGCGCAGCGTGATCTTGTATGTCTCGGCCACGTTGACGCCGAGCGCCACGCTCTGCGCGTCACCGACCTCGGCACGCAGCATCGAGAGCATCTGCCCGAGCTGGACGTTGCGTGCCATCGGCTTCTCCTACTGGACGGCCGAAGCCGCCTTGCCTTTCTTCGCCGCGGCCGGGGGCGGTGGTTCCTCCGGGGACTCTGCCGCCGGTTCTTCATCCGGCGTCTCCGGCTTCTCCGGCGGCACCGGAGGAGCAGGCAGGCCGGGCTCGTCCAGCGGCGGGTCCATGTCCATCCGCGGGCTGGAACCCGGGAACAAACGCTCCAGGGCGGCGCCGGAATAACCGAACTGAAGCAGCCGGGTCTTCTCGGCCCGGGCTGAATGCTTGCCCTTTAACTGGCCGGCATCTTCAGTGATGAGGACGGTGTCCTCGCCGCCGTGGATGGCGCGCAGCACCTGAACTTCAGGCCAGGATACGATCCCGTGCCCGAAGCCCCGATCAGCCGGTTCAATGCAGTTCCGCATATCCCCGCCTAACCGCACTTGAACTCGATACAACTGCATGCTGCGCGCCTTCCTTGGTTACGTGATCGCGTAGACCCCGCAGCAGTTGAGCTGCGAGGCAACAACGGCACCGGTCGAGACTATCGAGCGATAGGTCACGAACTGGTTGTAGGGCCGGGATGGAGTGTGCTGCCGCTTCCAGTCGCCCTGTAGGGCATCGAGGAACAGGCGGGAGCTGTCGAAGATATAGGCACGTTTGGACATACCCAGGTCGTCCAGTGTCGGGTCGTAGGTCGGCACCAGGCTCCCATGAGCAACATCGCCCACAGACGCGTCCGTCCGGCCGGAAGCGCCCGACTCCCCATACAGACCGTTGGCCCGCCGCTCCTTCTCCAGCGCGTCGATCCAGTCCGATCCGCAGAAATAGGCATCGGGATTGCCGCCGTAACGGCGCAGCTGCCGCAGCTCCTTCTGGAGGAACTGAAGCAATGCGCCGCCGTCAGCGACGTTGGAGACGATGCCCAGGTTGAACCGGTTCCGCCACCATGTCGCACTGGCGCGATCCACGCCGCCCACCAAGCCCGTCGCCGGGTTGTCGGTGATGAAGGCGCGGATACCGGCCAGCCCCTTGGCGTCCGTGGTGCCGTCGCCCCACAGCAAGGCGTTCAGGGAGCGGGCATACTGCTCCATGAAATCCTGGCTCTTCTCGTCAAGGATATCGGCAAGCACATGCTTCTCGCGCCCGGACAAGGGACGCGTGTCCTCGCCGTCGGTGTCCACGACCACCAGCCCGTCGATCTTCAGCTCGGAGTGGGTGACGTTGAAACCGATGTGGTGCTCCTTCCACGGGTATGCTGCCCGGCGGGTATTCTCGGGCTCGTAGAAGGTGACGGTGTCGGAGAGGTCGAAACCCTTCAGGCTGTCGTTGACCCCGGCTGCACCAAAGTCGCCCTTGATACCGACGGAGATGTCCTTCTTGCCGCCGCTAAAGGTTTTCTTCTTGCGCTCCATCAGCGCCACCAGCGGCTTCTGCTGGATGGACTGATAGTAAACCTCCGGCGTGTTGAGATAATAGTCGAGGGCACTGGCGGTTACGTTCGCCAGCTTCGCCCCGGTAAGGGTAGGCATCGCCTTTGACCTTTCGGATCAAAGGTCACCCCAGTGCGGCCAGCATTGCTTCCCTTGCGCTGCGCGGCCTGGGCATGACCCCATTGACGTTTGATCCGGTCGCCGAAGGATTCATGCTGGTCGGTCGCCCTGGTGCGCGCATCTGGGCCAGTTGCGCGGTAACGTACGCATAGGCTTTGCGGGACATATCCACTGCCCCAGCCTGTGTCGTCGGTACACCTTCAGTCGCCATCAACACGCGGATGCGATCATTCATCAACGGCACCTTTGCCGGGTAGGCCGGGTCACGCTTCTGGATTTCCTGTTCCCACGCCACCACAGCGGTTGATACGTCGCGAGCTAACTGCGTGCGCTGCTGCTGGTGGTTGGCCTGGGATTGGCGTTCAGTGGCGTAGTTGACCTGTTCCTGGCTGATGCGTGCGCGCGTAAGCTCACGCGCCGACGCCTCATCGATGTAGCCGTTGTCCAGGCGCTGCTGGATGTCCGCAGGGAAACTCGCCCCCCGGACCTGATTGACCCGCTCTAGGTGCGGACCCACCAGTTTGTAGAACCCGTCATAGTCGCCGGCCTTCAGCAACCTTCCTACTTCGAACAGCTCGACCACTTCCTCGGCATCAAGCTTGGCTTCTTTGAGGTAGTTGTCGATCTTGACGTAGGCGTTGGCCTTGGGCGTCAGCTCCTTGACCCGGTTCGACAGCGCATGAAATCTCTTCCGCGTGCGCGACTGCCATTGCTGCATTTCCTCCTCGGGCGGATCGCCCAGGAGTTCAGCATCGGTTTCGGCACCAGTTTGTTGACCCACCGGTGGGGTGGGCCGACCAGCCTGCGTCTCCTTTGGGTATCCGGATTCGGATGACTCCGACGCCGGTGGCGAGCCGGGCCGCTTGTCATCTCCGAGAGCGCGCTCAATCACTTCATGAAATGAAGGGATCGGCTTGGGGGTATCGCCAGTTACAGCCTGGGCACTCGCCCCCTCGGGCGCCGCAGGCGAAGGTGAAGGCGCGGGAGAAGGTGTCGGAGCGGGCGCGGGATCAGGTGCCGGCGGCGAAGGTGCGCTTTCCGGTACTGAGCCGCTGTCGCTGTCTAGGTCCGACATCTCGTCTCCTGCGCCATATCGCGCATTTTGTATGCCGAGTTGGCTTCCAAAGCCAACATCTAGTTAACCATACCCTTTGCGGGGCCATAGACGGGCGTGGGTGGCTGGTCCGGTGGCCGCGGCCCCATCTGCGCCTGCTGCTTCGCCTTGGGCGTGTTCATCGATCCCTGGTTGGCCTGGGCATCGGGCTCCTGGCCAGGCTGCGCCGCCATGCCGTTATCGGGCTTGGCCGCGTTCATGGAGGAGATCGAGGGCGCCTGGGGATCAAGGAAATCCGAGACTTCCAGGTTATCGGCCATCAGCGACAGCGCGTATTCGGCCAGCTTCTCCGGTCGAACACCGGGTACTTGTAGCAACACCGGCGCGATCCGTTCGAACTCCCCGATCCGGGCGGCGCGGTTGGGTCGGCCGGTGGAGCCGGCCTCGATCTGCAAGAACACCTCGGCGGCGATGTTATCCACGCTGAGATCAGGCCAGACGGCACCGGGGCCGACGGTGCGCTGCACTTCCAGGGCGGGCATTTCCGCCAGCAGCATCTGCCCGGCCGCGGCAGCAAGATCCGACAGCATGTCGTCCAGGTCATCGATGGCACTGGACATGGCGCTGGTGCGGCTGTTCTCGGCAATGGCCGTCTCAGTGGCGGTGGAGCCGCTGGTGCCGCCCAGGTCGGCTTCCTGGCTACCGGCCACGCGCAGCACGTCGTCATAGGCCGGGTTCACGTCGTAAAGCGCGCTGTCGATGGGCGGCCCCTTGAACGCCTGTAGCAAGTCTTCCACCCGCTGGCCGGGCTGGAGGCCGCGCAGGCTGATGACGGCATTGGCAGGGTGGTTCATCAGCTTGGATTCATCATCCTCGTCCAACGTATCCTCGCCGGTGATGATCTTGGGCCGGTTGGCGCGGCGATGCTCACGCAAGCCTTGGCGAGCACGGTTGATCTCCAGCTGCGGGTGCCGCAGCAGCTCGACATCGGACAGGGGC